TCTGAGGGTCATAACGAGATATACAAGTGTGAAGGGCGCCAGCGTTGAGCCATGCCTCTCATTGACCTGCACTCACTCGGCGTCAAGGATCTCGGCAAGCGTTACGTTGAAACTGGCGAGCAGCTTGATGATGTGCGCAAGACCAAGTGCGAGCGCAGCCTGTATAGCTTCATCCAGTATTGCTGGGAAATCATAGAGCCGGCCCAGCCATTTGTTACCAACTGGCACCTTGAGTTTTTGTGCGCCCATCTTGAGGCCGTGACTGACAAGCATGTGTTGCCTGATGGCAGCTTGTATAACCGGCTGCTCATTAATATCCCTCCGGGCTGTATGAAGAGTCTGCTCGTGAATTGTTTCTGGCCGCTCTGGGAGTGGGGGCCAAAGAACATGCCCTCGATGCGCTACATCTGCGTGAGCCACAGCCAGGATCTCGCCATACGCGATGGCTTGCGTATGAGGCGTGTCGTGGAGAGTGAGTGGTATCAGCGCCTGTGGCCTCATGTTGTCTTAACCAGCGATCAGAACCAGAAGACGCGCTTCGAGAACACGGCAACTGGCTGGCGCATGGCTGCGGCGGCGGGATCAATTACCGGGGCTCGTGCGGATCGTGTGGTGTGTGATGACCCGCTCAGCGTGTCTGATGCGATGTCCGCGCAGATCAAGCAGACGACGACAGATTGGTTCCTTGAGGCAGTCCCGACGCGCCTTTCTAGTCCGCAGGAGAGTGCGATCCTTGTCATCTGTCAGCGTCTCGCGGAGGACGACATATCTGGCGTGATCTTGGACAAGTTCGCTGATGCGTGGGACCACATTATGCTTCCCATGCGCTTTGACCCTGGCCGTGCGATGCCGACAAAGCTTGGCTATGCAGACCTGAGAGAGTTTGAGGGCGAGCTCTTATTTCCTAAGAGGTTTCCAGAGGAGGTTGTTGAGCGTGACGAGCGTATCATGGGCGCGTGGGCGACTGCGTCTCAATTCCAGCAATCACCGGAGCCAAGAGGCGGCGGCATCATACCGAGGGCGTCTTGGCAGTTGTGGCCGCATGAGCATTTCCCTCAGTTTGATTTTGTGTGTGCCAGTTTAGATACGGCCTACACGATTAAGGAGGAGAATGACCCTTCTGCGATGACGATCTGGGGCGTGTGGTCTGGCGGCGAGCAGACTGCGCAGATTACGGGGAGTATCACGCGAGAGGGCGAGATGCAGACCATCCTCAACCGTCAATACACGCAAGAGCATCCGAAGGTGATGCTGATCCATTGCTGGACGGAGCGATTAGAGCTCCATGACTTGGTGGAGCGTGTTCGAGAGGCCTGTGTGAAGTGGCAGGTTGATTTGCTGCTTGTAGAGAACAAGGCGGCTGGCATCAGCGTGGCGCAAGAGATTCGCCGAGTGTATGGCGGCGACATGTTTGGCACTCAGTTGATTGACCCTCGCGGTCAGGACAAAGTTGCGAGACTGTATGCCGTGCAGCATTTGTTTAATGATGAATTGATTTACGCACCGAACAAGACGTGGGCCGACTTGGCGATCAATCAGTGTGCCGTATTTCCGAAGAGCAAGCATGACGACATCGTCGATACTGTATCGATGGCGCTGTCTTATATGCGCAAGGCTGGCATGCTGTTGAGGGGTCGTGAGTGGACTGAGCAGCTAACAGATCAAATGACGCACAAGGGACGCCCACCTGATCCACTTTATCAGTGTTGATCGTTTTGGATGTGAGACTCAAACCTTTATAATTGACGGATTGTTTCACCTCTTGCGTAACAGTCTGTTGGCCGCATGTCCTTCAACAAAAACCTAAAGCATAATCTTCGTCAGGGGCCGAACCATGGCCTCGGTGGTCTTGGTGGCTTGGATGACGCTGTGGCGCCGCAAGAGCAGGACAATGAGATCGTATCATATGAGGGCGACCCATTGCTGCGTGTTGAGCATGAGGACGGCTCAATCACGATCAGCATTGATGGCAAACCTGTGTATGATGACGACACGGCTGAGCGGGCGCGTGAGTGGTTTGAGAACCTCGTCGATGACATTGATGGCAATGAACTGTCCCGCATTGCTGATGACTTGCTGCGCGGCATACAGGACGACCTTGATAGCCGGCAGGAGTGGATTGAGGACCGCGCCGCGGGATTGCGTCTACTTGGCTTGAAGCTTGAGGCTGCGTCACAGGGCTCGCCTGATGGGGCGCCGCTTGAAGGCATGAGTAGGGTGCGCCATCCAATGTTGTTGGAGGCGTGTCTGCGCTTTCAAGGCAACGCCCGATCGGAATTGCTTCCGACTGACGGGCCAGTGAAGGTTCGTGTTGACCTCGGCGGCTCTACGATTGAGCAGGACGAGTTGGCGAATGATCTTGAGGATGCGCTCAACCATTATCTGACTGCGGTTGCGACTGAGTATTATCCAGACACCGACCGCATGCTGTTGATGCTTGGCTTTGGCGGGACATCATTCAAGAAGATTTATTTCTGTCCGTTGCGTGGAAGGCCGGTAAGCGAGTCGGTTGATGCCGACGACATGATCGTGAACAATGCCGCGGTGACGCTGGAGGATGCGCGTCGTGTGACACATCGCGTGATGATGCGGCCAAGCACGGTGAAGCGATTGCAGATTTTGGGCGTGTATCGTGACGTTGATTTGATTGCGCCGAGCCAGAATGATCCAGACGCGGTTAAGTTGGAGAAGGCCAGCCAGCAAGGCGTGAGCCCCGACGCGGTGAACCCGGAGGATCGTGATCGTGAGATATACGAGTGCTATTGCGAGTTAGACATTGTCGGCTTTGAGCACAAGTATAAGGGCAAAGAGACGGGCCTTGAGATCCCGTATCGCGTGACGATTGATGTGAGCTCGCGTGAGATCCTATCGATCGTTCGCAACTATGACGAGCCGAGCGGCGAGGAGGGCGATGAGCTCCCGAAGGCTCGCAAGAATTTCGTTAAATACACATTTGTTCCCGGTCTCGGATTTTACGACATCGGGCTGTTGCACATACTCGGCAACACGACGCAGGCCGTTACTGCGCTGTGGCGCGAGATGTTGGATGCGGGGATGTATGCCAATTTCCCTGGATTGCTGATCAGCGATCAGGGAGCGCGGCAGCAAACGAATATTTTCCGTGTGCCTCCGGGTGGCGCCGCAATGGTGCGTACTGGTGGCGTTCCGATTAGCCAAGCAGTTATGCCGCTGCCGTATAAAGAGCCTGGCCCTGCGATGTTTAACCTTGTGCAGAACATGGTTGAAACAGGTCAGCGCATTGGCGGCACGGCTGAGTTGGCTGTTGGTGAGGGCAGGCAGGATGCGCCGGTTGGCACGACGCTAGCGATGATTGATCAGGCGACGAAGGTTCTGAACGCGGTTCACAAGCGTATGCACCAATCGCAGAGCGAGGAGTTTAAGTTACTCGTCCGCACATTCAAGGAGCACCCAGAGTCATTTCTTGCGAGGCAGAACCGCTACGACAAGCAGTGGACTGAGCAGCAATTTGTCCAAGCGATTAATGATTACGACCTTGTCCCGCAGGCTGACCCTAACACGGCGAGCCAGATGCAGCGCCAGATGAAGATTTTGGCGTTGAAGGAATTACAGCAAGGCAATCCGAGCCTTTATGATCCTGTCGCGGTAGACATTGCGGCGTTGCGCTCCATGGGTTGGAGCAATCCAGAGCAGTTCATGGTGACGGAGGACAAGCGCAACAATCCGCCGCCTGAGATGATGGCGCAGATGGCGCAGTTGAAGATCCTCAAGCAGGAGGCTGATGCGAAGTCTATGACGGCGCAGGCCTCGATGTTGAAGGCTCAGAAGGACGCTGGTGGCGCGCAGCCTAATGGTCAAGCCGACCCGCAGGCGATTGCTGAATTGCAATTAAAGAAGCAGGAGATCGAGGCCAAGCTAGCTGAGTTGCAGATCCAGACGCAGAACAGTGAGCGCGAGGCGCAGGTCAAAATGGCCGAGTTGCATGCGGATCAGCTCAATAGCCAGCGCGACATGGAATCCCAGCAAGCAACATTGCATGCGCAGAATCTGGAAACAGTCGCCAAGCATGGCGCGTCGATCATTGACGCCACGAACCGAGAAAGAGATAGGGAAAGCAAGGAGCGTATTGCCGCCGTTCAACTAGCGGAAAAATTAGCAACTGGTCCGGCAGGCAGTGAGCAAATAGCAAATAACTACCTAGACAAAGACATGCTTAATCGTCTGCGCGGCCAAGAAACTCCTATCCCCGGCGTCGTCCCAGCGTATCCAAGTGAGGGCGAGCAATGAAGATGACTTCAAGGGACATCACTCCTGATTTTCTTCGCATGCTTCTTCATTACGACCCAGAAACGGGTAAATTATTTTGGAAAGAGCGTTCGGCTGAATTGATGCCTAATGAAAGAATCCGCAATGCGTGGAATTCGCGCTGCGCTGGAAAGGAAGCTGGCTCTTTGTCATGCGGGTATTTTCGTCTTGCGATATTTGGGTGTGATTTGTGGTGTCATCGCGTTGCGTGGGCTGTTTATTACGGATCATTCCCAAAGTTGATGATTGATCACATTAATGGCAACGGCAAAGACAATCGTATTTGCAACATGAGGGAGGCAAATCATTCCCAAAATGGCGCTAATTCAGGAATGTTCAAACACAACACGACGGGTATTCGCGGCGTTCGTATGAATAAGCGCGACAATCGCTGGTTTGCTGAAATACGAGTGAACAATAAACAAATTTACCTTGGCGGTTTTGACGACGTTGATGACGCGATTACAGCCAGAAAAGCGGCTGAAAAAAAGTATTTTGGTGAATTTGCGTGAGCCGCATAATGTCGGATTTAATATTTACGGCTGCCTACTGGCCGTTTTTCAGAACAAACGAGCTGCGTCGTTTCGATTACACGGTCGATGACGGAACACTACCGCCAATGACAAGTGTATTTAGTTACGACGTTGGCTCTGACTCGATGTTGTATTCTGACTACGACGATAAGGGCGTCTTGAACGACGTTTGGTATTACCAGTATCGCGTTGGGTTTGGCGTGGCAGAATGGCGCGATGATTATCCCACGAAGAGCAAAAAGATTGTGATGAGCCCACCAATCGGCTGGGGCGAGTTTGCTGCGATTGGCGGCACATATCAAAACAGCCCAAAGATGGACCCGTTTCAATCTTGGCCTCCTGCTATGGCGCAAGGCTTTCAGTGCATTTGGTGGGAGTATTTGCACGACACGTTCACGCTGCGTGACGGGACGCAATACAGCGACGTGTTGCAGTTTCTTTATACGCAATCGTGGAACGGCGGGAAGGCTTCGGGCGCCAGATACTGGATGGCGTTGGGCATAGGCCCCATTGCTGTGCAGTGGGTTGCGCAAGCGCCGGATGGTTCGATCGTGGAAACATCTCGCATGGACGGGAAATTAACGAGGTTCAACGCGGAGGCGTTAGTCGCGTAATGTCTGGCATTAAAAGCACCTCCGGCTTATTCGGGTTTAGTGGCTTGAGCGGCGGCTCAATGGCGAACAGCCAGAACGCGCAGGCTATGAAGAACAATTTCATGGGCCCGCTTGGCAAGTCTGGAGAGTCGCCGTCGTCGGGCTCAATGATGAACCCTTATGGAGACTTGAGCCAAGAGGGTAATCTGCTTGGCGAGGCTGACATGCGCGGCATGGGAGACATGTCCAGTTTTCTGTCTGGCCTAACGCGGGGCTATGCTAACGGCGGTCCAATTCCTCCAGAGCATCACAAGGCAATATTGGATGCGATTGACGTTGTTCGTCAGCATTTGCGCGTAGGCGGGGCATCAAAACACAAGCCGCAGTATGATTTGAATGTTGCGCCCTCGACTATTGCACCTGGGTCGTTTGATTACGGCAACTCGATGCGGCTGTATTATGACTTGATTAACTCAGGCATGAAGCCGCCGGCGGCGCAGGGCTTTGCCGCTAACTTCTCACATGAATCCAACAAGGGCGGTCAGATTAGTCCCGGCGCGCAAGAGACTAATCCTGTTAAGGGTGGCGCTGGCGGATTGGGCGAGGGTCAGTGGACGGGTGCGAGGCGCAATGAATTTGAGAATTTCGCCAAGACGACGGGCCAGCCTGTAAGCGACCACATGACGAGCGTTAATTTCTTGAATAAGGAAATTAGCCCAGGTGGCGACGAGTATAATCGCTACATCAATCACATTGCTGATCAGCCCACTGGCGCCGACGCGACCAAGATGGTGATGAAGTATTACGAGCGCCCGGATGTCCGCTACGCGCATTTGGATGACAGGCTCGGTCACTCGAATGAGATTGGCAAGATTGCTGACGCTGGCAATCCGTTTAAGGGTGACGCGCTCAATCAAACATTGGCTCGGTGGAATAATACGGGCGACACGGCCACGCAGATTGCCGCCAATAATCCGACGGACAGTTCACCTGAGTTTCCGAAGGCTCAGTTGTCATCTTTTACGCCGACGCCGGATGCTAGACCGAAGTTTGACACGGATCCTGTGGTTTGGAAGCCACCGGCTGAGATCGCTGACAAAGTCAGTGCGCAGGATGCGGCGATAGAAGAGGCGAGTGATCCTCAAACTGGCGGCGACATTGGTGTAGATGACGCTGGCGACATTGGTGGTGAGGAGTATCGTCGCGGCGGTCGCGCCCATTTTGCAGAGGGCGGCTATGATGACGGTGCGCCGGATGAAACATCGCAGCGCGCTTTTCTCGACAAGCACCTGTATGAGCAGAAGCCAGAGTATAATTCTCCGCTTGTTGAGCAGCAAGCTGATCGCTCGATGTATGATGTCAATGAGGCTAACAACGATCGGCCATCATCGAATGCGAGCGAGTTTGTTCGTCATCAGTTAGACAAGCCAAATGATCCGCAACTGCCGCAGTTTGATCGCGAGGCGAAGGATCGATGGAAATATGGCGCCGCTGACGCGCTGCACGGCATGGCTTACTTCACGCCGGCTGCTCCCGTTGTCGGTGCGTATGATGCTTATGAGGGATTGAAGAGCGGCGATCCGTATGAGGCTGCATTAGGCGCGACGGGTTTGCCTGGAAAATACGCCAAGGCTGGCACAATGGCGATGGCTGCGATGATGCCGTCGGATGCGGAGGCTTCTCCAAAGTCGAAAGCAATAGGCGTTGTGAAGGATCTCGCTGGCAAGGCGTTAGGTCAGAAGATTTCATCGGCAGAGACGTCGTTAAATCAAGTTCCTGCGCTGTTTAAGAGCAAGCACTTTGAAGTTCAGCCAGAAGGACACAGAAATTTAGATATTGGCGGCGGAAAATATGATCTTGGAACGGATCATTTAGCGAGCCGTGGCATTGAGAGCCATGTTTTTGATCCGTATAACAGAACGCCAGAGCATAATGCGTCTGTTATGGAGCGTTTTAGAGACAATCCGGCTGACAGTGTGACGGCTGCGAATGTTTTGAACGTGATCCAGGAGCCAGAAGTGCGCTCGGCGGTGATTAAGGGCGCCAAAAACAACCTTCGTCCGGGTGGGAAGGCTTATTTTTCCATTTATGAAGGCAGTAAATCGGGTGAGGGCGTTGTTACACCGAAGGGTTGGCAGGAAAATCGTCCGGCAGCGTCTTATATTCCAGAAGTTCAAGAGCATTTTCCAGTTGTTGACCGCAAAGGCAACATTCTCATTGCATCACACGGCGCCGAGCCCACTGTTCCGGCTCAACCGAAGGCTTCTACACCACCAGCGGCTGCAATATTAGAGAAGACGCCGGCAGAAAAAGCTATTGAGATCGGGCAAGATCGTAATGGCGACCCAAAGGCGTATAAACAGGCCGTGCATGAGGCTGAACAGCATGCAATTAACAATGGCCAGCGCCGTGTAACGCGTGGCTCTGAGGTTTTAGAGAGAAATCCGAATATCCAGGGCAACATGGATGAGGTTATTTCGAAGTCTAAGATCCCGTTTGCTGACCTTGAGTATGAGTGGACGCCGACCGGCTTGATGATACCGAAAAAGACGGCTGATCTTGAGGATTTGGTTAGACAACGTGCGCTTGTCACGCCTGCACTGGGAGACATATCACCCGCAGAGACAATTATTCATCGTGTTGGCGATACTGAATTGCCGAGGCCTACTGTTACGCACGGTGGTGGCGACTATCAGCGTGGGCGCCATTCTTTGGGGCCAAATCCGGCTGGCTGGGCGTCAAGAGACACGATGGCCAAGGTCATGCATGACCGCATATTGAAAAATGCTGCGGATGAGGCCGCAAAAGATCCGAGGTTTAGTGACAGCCCGATTGTTTTGTCACACACGGCAATGGGCTATCCATCACTGGATTCAACTCACATTGTTCGACACAACGTTCTTGGTCAGATAGAGGCCAACGCACACAAGATGGACAAGACGGCTGTTGAGCAGTTCGATGCGTTCATGCGCAAAAAGCTTGGCGATGATTGGCCTGGAATGCTGAACACGGAGGCTGTTGAGCGTTACCTTGCGCATAATGGTAAGGCGACTTCTGTATTTGTGCAGGGCTTGGATGGCGTGAAAAGGTTTAAGGCTGGCTTCCCTAATATTGCCGCAGCGCGTTTTGCAGCGATGCATCCAAAGCTTATGGGCGCCGACCAATTGGCAAGTGGTTATTCAATGGCATTGCTTGATCGTAATGCGGGAACAACAAGGACCGCATTTCATGGGCCGTCGCGTCACACGCGTCACCCAACGTATGATCGTCGCTTGCCATCTGCGGGATATATAGGGGGCACGAAATACCAGATCCCATCAGAGATTATGTTCCCTGATTGGTGGAAGGCACAGAAGACGATTGATAAAAATGGTGATCCGACCACGCTGACGAATTATCAGCAATCAATGATGACGCAGAACCCTGTTCAAAGAGCGACACAGGAATGGTTGGATAATATTATGCGACACCAAGAGAAGACAAAGAAAGCTTGGGGCTATCGTGACGGCGGCAAGGTCAGGATTCATTTCTAAGATCGGAGATTAATCCAAGAATATGTTTTGCCGTATCATTGAAGATTGCAAGCTTTTCGTCTGACAATTCCAGTTCAAGTCCTAGTTCGCCAAGGAACTGACTTGCCTTCTGCTCAGCTTGATCAATCTCGAATTCAGATATCTCGTAAATATTGTTGGATTTATTAATAGCCATGTCTCATCTCCAGATGCGGTCACTCATCGACCATGGCCATTATATCACAACACAGGATATGGACAATCACTTTGTAGCGTTACATAAGTTATTATTATCAATAGACTATCCTCAATTCCTCTCAAATAGTGTAATGTTGCTTCGCTTTAACGTTACACGTTGAGCGCCGGGACGCCGGCTATCAAGCGAGGATATCCTAATGTCACTTCTAACATCCAAGGCCGCAATGGCGAACGCGAAGGCAAAGGCCTCTCGTCTGACCGGCGCATCTAATTCACAAACACCATTTTATGGCGCCGACGTATTTGATGGCGATAAGAAAACAGGCAAGCAGCCAATAACGCCGCGCAAGTTCAAGAAGGGCGGCAAGGTTGTCGGCAAGGCTGATGGCGCCGCCAATGCGCCTCGCGCCGATCGTCCCGCACGCAAAGCTGGTGGACGCATCAACAAGAAATCATTGAGCGCATTAACAGCGCCAAGCACAACGAAGCTTGCAAAGTCCAGCGCATCAAAGGCGATGTCGCCGACGAAGAGCTCTGAAAACTCATTGAAGGCTGCGGCTCTTAAAAAGGCGCTCACGCCGAAGAAGGAAGTAAAGCCCGCAAAGGCAGAGATACCGAAGGCTGGGCCATCAGACGCTAAAGGTCTACAAGACATCAAAGATCCGAAGTTTGATGATCAGGCAATCACAGAGGCAACTGCTCCTGATGATGAGGAGGCTGAAGGCGAAGAAATGCTGAAGCGCGGCGGTCGCACCAAGAAGAAAGCTGGTGGCCGCTTGAAGCGTGGAGAGGGTGGCGAGTTGCCGTCGCCAGAGGAGGCCGCTGAGAGTGAAGAGCGTCTCGGCAATTCCAAAGTGACTGACAGCAAAATGCCATCAGCCGAAGAGGCAGCATCGCGCTCTGGCAAGTTCCAAAACTTCAAGAAGGGTGGCCGTGCGAAGCGCGCATTCGGCGGATCACTCGGCGGTGATCACAAGAAGTCATCAAAGGGCAAGGGCAAGACGAATATTAACATCGTCATTGCGGCGCCACAGGGTGAACAAGGTGCGTCTCCAGCAATGTCTGCTCCACCACCAGCGGGACCGCCACGCAGTGTTCCAGTTCCACCACCAATGCCAGCGGGTGGCGCTCCTGGAATGCCACCAGCAATGATGCCGCCAATGGGCGCCGCTCCGGGCGTTGGCGCACCACCACCACCACCAGCATCACCGATGGGTCGCAAGTCAGGTGGTCGCGTGAATGAAAGCTACGCATCTTTGAAAGCGGGATCTGGAAGTGGTCTGGGCCGTCTTCACAAAATTGGCGTCAGATCGGTTGCTCACTAGCCTGGTAGTGAGTGAATTGGGGTGGGTCTTTTTAGTCTCCTTTTTAAGGCTCACCCCTTTCATTTTACGGAGTTCGTAAATGGGTTCTTACACACGCTTCGATGTGTATGAGGCAGAATTAAAGAAGCTGCTTGAAGAAGAGATTGTTAGATTGAAAGACGAAATGTCACTTGGGTTGTTGAAAACTTATGAGGATTACAAATACTGCTCTGGTAAAATTGCCGCACTGAGCAGATGTATTGAATACATGGATGAAGCATCGTCCATTGTTAGTAAAAAGTTAGGCGCGTAACCGAGTAACAACCGAATTAGGAATATGCCATACGTTAAGGTCGCTCACGAAGTTGATCCCAAGCAAAAGCTGATTGAAGAAATCGGCGACATCTCAAGTCTAAAAGTTCTCCATCATCAAGTATTGGTTGCTGTTTATCAGCGGCCACGCACGGCAATGCTCGGCGGCAAGACATTCCATCTTGCAGATACGACGGTTGCTGAAGACCGCTTCCAGAGCAAGGTCGGATTGATTGTTGCGATGGGCCCGACTGCATTCGCCAACACAGGTGAGTGGAAGTGGGATGAAGAATTCAACATCCATGATTGGATTGTGTTCCCACCATCAAGTGGGTGGAACGTTACAGTCAATGGCGTTCTCTGCCGAATGCTTCCCGACACTGGCGTGAAGATGAAAAGCCCAGACCCAGACATGATTTATTGATGGAGGCGCAAGTGGCCGACGAAGAAGACAAGAACGTCGTTGCAAAATCAGAAGACGATGTTGTTGAAAATAACGATGAATTAGGTGTAGGCCAGCCTACACCTCAAGATGACGGGATTACACCCGATGAAGGCATTGAAGACCTCAAGAAAAGCATTGAGGCTCAGAAGCGCATGGTTGCGGAGGCGCAAAGAGCTCGCGCAGAAGCTGAGAAGAGGGCCTACGAGGCGCAGGTTCTCGCCCAGCAAAAGTCGCACGAGGCGCTTGAGGCCAACTACTACTCGGTGGTTGGCGCAATCAAGAACATTTCGGATTATGACCAGCAATTACTTGCTCAACTTTCCGAAGCCAAGAGCATGGGCGATTATAATCGCGAGGCAGAGATTCAGCGTGAGTTAATTCAGAACGCTCGACGCTTGCAGGATCTTGAGCGTGGCCGCGATGCATTTGAGGAGCAGCGCAAGCAGCCAGTGCAGCCGGTTCCACCGCCTCAGATTGATCAGATAGAGGCCTGGGCGTCACGACTGTCACCACAATCTGGCGATTGGCTGAGACGCAATCGCGACCACTTACAGGCGCCTAATTCCGACAAGCTTGTGTTGGCAGCGCATTACAAGGCGACGGCTAATGGTTTGAAGGTGGATACGCCGGACTACTTTGCGTTTGTTGAGGAAGAAGTCGGCATCCGCAATCGGGCCTCGCGAAGGGATGACTATGAAGAAGACGAGACGGAGGTTTCACCTCTCTCATCTAGTTCGAATTCTGCTCCGCGTCGTTCAGTTTCGCCTCCTTCTGCTCCAGTGTCGCGAGGCGGCACTCGAAAGGGAACAATTAATCTTTCGTCGGCTGAGAGAGAGGCTGCAAAAATTAGCGGCGTTTCAGAGGAAGAGTATTACCGCAATAAAATGCGCGGCGATCGGAGAGCAAGTTAATGGAAAGCGAAGAGAACAAAACCGAGGGCCGTAAGTTTTCACCGAAACTGCGCCCACCATCAGACGCTAAAGGTCTAT